AATTTGCCTTTGCGCAACATCATATTCAGACAGCAAATTATAAATAGTGCTCTAGACCTGCAAATATCAGATATGTCAGCAGCTAGAGGCGATGCGGGCACATTAGAGAATCGTCTTGCACAATCTCTTAACGATTCAGGGCAATTAAAAGATACTGCCATTGATTTAGCTTTGCACAACATTGCAAGCCATACAGATGGAAGCATTGATATAAGTGGAACTCCTGTCAGCTTCGTTAGGATGCTTGATGACGAAAGAGACAAGCTTGCACTTATTACAGATGAAGCAACAAATTTTTCATTGAGATTTGAAACTGTCGGTCCTAGTTTGACCCCAGTTACATTTGATGATGGTATTTTGCCAATTGAAGATTCCAGCACGGTTACGTGGAGGTTGGATTCAGGTGGTTCGATTTTAGCTGATATGGTTTTTCCAACTTCAGCCGCACACCAGCATGTTTACGATGCTGAAGCAATAAGTGCGAGTCTTTCCTCCCCTGATTATACTAATTATAAGTCAACCTCAATTTCAACAGCATACGTAGAGGACAGCCTTCGGGTTTACATAAATGGATCACGTTTGAGTCAGGACGAGTTAATTTACGCTCCTGGCCCCACACCAACAGACGATTTCGTTCTTATTGGCTACACGGAAAGCCCTTCAGCAGGAACGTTCGTTCTAACCACAGCTATTACGGCTAGTGACGTGATTCGAATTGATTTTGATATAGCTTTAGCATGATTTTTTATCCCAAAGACCTGGATGCAGGCTTTGTGATACTTTGCTTAGACGGGAATTCTGGTTATTTAGAACATACCCTGAAATCTATACGATTTAGGTATGGAGATATTCCCTGCATTGCAATAGTGGAACAAGGGACATCCAAAAAACAAATAAAAAGAATGGAAGAACTGTGCCCAATTTATAGGGGCAAAAACACTGTAACTTCCTTAATCAATACCGGAATGAGAAACAGCGACAATGGATGGAATATGTTCCTTGTTGCTGGCGTCTGGCTAGGCGGAACTGAAATTAAAAGGATGTCTATTTTTGTGGAAAGCGAAAAAGACATTCTTTTCCCAGTAATTGACAAAGCGTTTAATTGGGAAAACTCTACCTTAAATGGGCTTTTGATGCACAAGACTTCTTTCAAAGAAGTTGGTCCATTTATAGACAACAATACTCCTTTAGATATGTGCAAGTTTATTTGGGGAGTGGAAGCTGAACAGCGAGGATGTAAATTTAAGTCCGTATTAGGACCTAAAATAATTTAGGAATAAATAATATGATTAATGAGTTTTTTAACTATCTGTTTAAAAACAACGATGATATAAATGAATCGCACAAAGATGCTGTTGAGTGCAAAAAAACTGGGATGGGAATTGGCGTACTTCCTGGTCCAGTTGAACGCAAGCACAGACACAGATGGACCTATACATGGCTTGACAAAGAAACCAAAGAACAAATTGTGTCTCCACAATTTGTTGAATTAACCGCAAGACCAAGCATGCGATTTGAAGAAACAGAACTTAATTATTTGTCAGACAAATCAGAAAAATCATGGGTTCCTGGCAAAGCAACTTGGGACAAATTGACAATCAAGTACATAAACTGCGACAATGAATTGCAGGATGGTTTAAACGATGTATTTAATGAATGTTTTTATCCCGCCAATGATACATCAATGAAAACTCACGAAGGGTCATTACAATTATGGGATAACGGTGGAAACCTACTTGAATCTTGGAAATTAAAAAATGCATTCCCTCAGGATATTTCATGGGAATTCAACATGGAAATTGGAAGTGTAGAAGTCGGAATTAGATTTAGTGACTCAGAATACAAAGCAGGTAATGATGAATAATTTAAAAAATTATTGGCTATCGCATAAACTAAAAAATCCTAAAATACATCTTGGAATAATGACAACAAATGAAGTGAGATTCACAAGAAAGTTTAGATGGACTTATACATGGTTGGACAATGAAACTAAAGAAGAAATTGCAAAGGCTAGATTTGTTAAATTAGATTCAAGACCTAATGTGAACTTTGAAGAAACAGAAATTAATTTTTTGTCAAACAAAACATGGATTCCAGGCAAAGCTAAGTGGAAACCATTGGAATCCATCACTGTGACATACTTTGAAGGCATGGAAGATCTGTACGATCAATTTGAATACCTGCGATCAGAGCCAAAAAAGCATGAGGGATTGTTGCAATTATGGGATGGATGTGGAGGTCTTATTGAATCTTGGACGTTAAAAAATGCATTTCCATCATGCATTAATGGAGATCTTGATTATGTTGATATAACAATTAAATATTTAGAATTACACTACAAGGCAGGTAATGATGAAAATTGAAACTAGAAGCAGTCACGGTCTAAAAGCGGAAATGACCGATGGCGTCACTGCAACGAATAATGATTACGAACAAAGAATAAGAGAAATTGCTGAATTGCTGTACAATGTCAGTCATGACATACACGATCATTCGGTTAGAGCTATATGGGAAGATGATTCCTGGGCTAAGACTGATAGCGTAATTCAAAATGGAATACGAGGGACGTTTTATGATAAAGCATTAAAGATGTGTGCGCATTATGAGACAAATGCAGAAATCAAACACATGGTAAGATTTTTAAATGAGGTAAATCCAAAGACTTTAAGACAACTAATTGAAGAACTTTAAATTCTTCCGCACACTAGATCCCATCTATCGTGAAGACCTTCATCGTTATTGTTAACTGAGTCCAAATAGTCGTATAAGCAATCCCAGCTAGAAAACATGAATTCAAGTGGTATGAATCCAAAATACCACAAAGGCAAATAAGCAATGTCATCATTTGTTATAAGCAATGTTGGTTTTTTTGAGTCGTTGCTATTTATAATTTCATGATGAGTTCCAGTTGTAGGCATCTTATATGGAAGATAGGCAATTATAAAATCGCTTTTATCAACAACATCTAGGTCTTTTCTAACGAAGTCTCTAGCTATTTTTGATATTGTTTTATGATCTTTTTCCTTTCTAGCCTTGTCTAACGATGGAACCCACTGCTGTTTTGGGTCATCAAAGGGATCAAATACATCAATTTTAAATCTATCATTTAAAACCTCTTTTGGCTCAATCCTCCAATTTACAACACTTTCTCCATCATGTTCAATTGCACCGCTAAGATAACATTTAGTTCCTTCAAGTGGTTTTTTATTCATGTTATACTCCTCTTTACTCTATTAAATAACACTCATATTATCGTATAAAGGACGCAAAATGTCAACAGAATTACAGAAAGCGGAAGATTTTTTAAAACAAGTAAATCTTCCAGACCGTCACAGCTATTTTCAACTAAGATATTTCGTAATCGGAAAAGAACCGACGATGCAAGGCAAGATGTGGCAATGCCTTAGGGAAATCAGGTCCAGAAAAGACGCATTGGAAAATATAGTCTGGGAAGAGGAAGAATTGAAGGATAATAAGGAATTGTCAGAAATTCAAATTAAAAAAATAGAACGTGCAACAGAACTTGCAGTCGATGAATTGGACGTAAAAGAGGGAGATATTCAAATTCGCAAAATTAAAAGACAACTTAAAAGCACCGAAAAAAAGGCTGAGGAGCTTGTCAGAAGGAAGAAAAACACCGAAGAAGAACTTAATTTCTTCGTTCAATCATTAGAAACCCTGATGAAAACAGAAAATTTAAAGTCTTATGATGATTTAGAGGCTCAAACTGAGTATTGGGGTGCCAAACTGTCACAAAAATTGAACTTAGGCAATTTGTTGGGTGGAAAGCTTGATGTGGAACTAGTAGATACAGTATTGGCTCTACCAGATACGTCTCCAATTAAAAAAGAAGTCGTATATATGATAGAGAACATTCAAAACAGACTACTTGAAGAAAAAGCTGACAGTGAGGCTATGCTAAGAACCTCAAAAGAAGCCGAGAAAAACGCTAAAGCTTTAACGGAGGATTAATGACAAGAATTACAAGTCTTGATATTGGATATACAACTGGAGATTTGTCGGTATATCCAGAGGCTATAGATTCTGTTGAGCAACTGTATGAAGCTCAAAACAATGCTGAAACAAAGCTGACAAATACGTTGACGTATGCCAGTCGTATTATCATTGTTGATGATACGACTGGCTTCCCTGATAAAGGCATATTGCGAGTAGGACCACCTGCTGGAACGCCTGGATCTCCAGAATTGATTTATTATGGATCTAAAACATCATCAACATTTTTGAATCTGGTAAGAGGATACGCAGGATCTCAGCAAAACAAATGGCCTGCACAAAGTGATGTGGGGAATCCAGTTAACGCAGAACATCACAATGCTGCTAAAGATGCAATTCTAAATATACAAGCAAATCTTGGCATTGAAGAATCGGTTGCCACTCTTCCAACAGAAACGGGACCTTTGAATGGAATATTGAAGGAAGTAGAAAACAAATTTCTATCTCCACGAGCTTTATTTAGAGCGACATATTTAGTTGGAGAGCCACCATTGACAGTGACCTTTCAAAACATATCTACTGGGGACATTATTCGTTCTCTTTGGAACTTTGGTGATGGCGCAACATCAACAGACACAAATCCAACCCACACGTATACTGCTGTTGGATCATATACTGTTACGTTGGAAATAATCACATCTACAGGAGGAACTGGAACTTCTTCTAAATTCAACTACATAACTGTTGATGAAGAACATGGGTTTTCATTTTTTTACATTACGCCCTCAATAGGAGTATCTTCCGAAACTGCTACAGCCACCGCAACAAGTCCAACATCTTTTGAATTTGTTGATCAAACGGATGGTGATGTAGTTGCTAGGTTTTGGCTTTTTGGAGATGGAGAAAGTTTTGATCAAGATGACCCAAATGAACACACGGCAACTCACACTTATGCTATTCCTGGGACATACGAACCATCTGTATTGGTTCTTTTTAGCGACCAATCACTTCAAAGAATATTTTTACAAGAAACAATAACGGTTACTTAATATGGCTGAACCTACAGTAAGCAATTTCCCAACATCATTAGACAATGATGAAAATCTATATGTTGTTCACGACAGCTTAAGACTTAGATTGGCAGAAGATTACACTCCAGGGGACACAACTATAACCGTAGATTTGAACACGCTGGTTATGGAAAACTTTCCTGATTCAGGGCTGATAACATTGACAGATCAATGTAGCGATCTTGCCATAAGAGCAATATCCTTTCATTATACAGCGAGGACAGAAACTACATTTACTGGCGTTACTGTAAAAGAAGGGTTTACTGATGTAGCCAAACAAAAGAAAATAACAAACGTAACAATGAATGTTATGGAAGATCACCATAACAATTTAAAAGACGCTCTCATAGCCGCTGAAGAGTTCATTGGAATAAAAGGAACTATAGACGGATCTCCATTTGGCGACACAATGGAGGGGCGTATTAATTTTTTACATAAAATTGCCTTACGCCCCCATGCTTG